AACGTAGGGCAAGGGTGGCGGAGGTCTACGAATTGACCTCGGACCACGTTACACGGCCTTCTATGGACGTTGGCAAGCCAAACACGTACAACGCATCACGGTCCAAGGCCACACGTCTTGCGAAGAAGTGGGGCATCGAAATTGAGGTGTTCCCTGGTGATACATTCAAGAATGTATGGCCTCCGGAAAGCATCTCAGATGAAGACGATCCATTCGACGGCGAACATTGCACACATAGCTGGGGTGAAGCCCTAGAGATGGTCGAGAGGTACGTTAAAATTCTACAAAAGAGACTGCCGCTGGTTAAACCTTTCATACTAGCTGCATAAAACAACCCGGCCACGGGTTCGCTCAAAGGGTTTCAGAAGGTGTCCCGCAAATCCCTCTATAAGTGTCAATTTTATAAATTTAAAAAAATAATTTTCTCGATTCAAAAGGTGGGATTGGTGGGACAGGTGGGACGGTATATATAACGTATTATATATAAAGGATTTTTTGTCTTTTTTGGTGTCCCGCCAACTGTCCCGGCTGTTTTTGGGTTATGGGACGATTTTTAGTTATTTACAGTTTAAATACAGTGTCTTATTGACATTTTAACTCGGAATAACTAAAAGTGATGAAATTTTGTTAACCTTTTGAGGCGTTTTGGTGGGACAGAGGTGGGACAGCGTTGAAAACAAACAATAAATTGGCTTTAAGGCGTGAAAAGAAGATGACACGCCGACAAGAGAAATTCGTCAAAGAATTGGTGTCAAATGACGGCCTGATAACGATGCGAGAGGCCGCTATCCGTGCAGGGTATCCGGCGGCTAGTGCTCACACCAGGGCATATGAACTGACGAACGAGAACCATTGTCCGCATGTCGTGGCTGCAATTAAACGCTACAGGTCGGAATTGGATGAAAAGTATGGTGTCGATTATAAACGCCACATAAGGGATCTTCAGATAATCCGTGATAAGGCGTTAGAAGAGGGCGCATATAGTGCTGCGGTTCAGGCGGAGTATCGGCGTGGGCAAGCGCAAGGTGACATCTATGTGAGTAAGTCTGAAATCCGGCATGGCAGTATTGATCAAATGAGCCGTGATGACGTGGAGAAGGAACTTGAACGAATTCGAAACTCTTATGAACCGACTATCACAGTCGAAGCCGTCGAAGTCGAAGAATCAAATGCCGACGAAGGCGCTGAATCGAGAGGCAGGGCTCTGGAAGCTCCTAAGCGACGGCCTAAGAAAAACAAAAAGAAAGATTGAAACGACGCGCCTGGAATCATGGGCAACCCCTGGCGTACCCGATGTGTTGTTATGTAATGAGGACGGTTTATTCAGTTTTATAGAATTGAAGGTTGTAAAGCGGCGGGCATCCAAGGTTGATTTATCGCCGCACCAGTGCGCTTGGCTGTCTCGACACGGGCATAGCAGTTCTTTTGTTGTGGTCCGTGAGCCCAATTTAAATATCAACGTTTTCGCTGCCGCCGATGTTGTAGACTTACGCCTGGAAAAGTTTTCTGACTGCGAACCGATAGAGGTTTTTGGAAACCCTTACGATTGGGAAGAAATTTTCCGTTTGCTTTCACCTCCAGCTAGTGTATAAGAGAAGTCTTATACATCAATTAGGAGTTAAAATTTATGAAAAGATATTGGAATCATGACGGCTTACAGGAGCGCCGGGTGGAGGTTCTGCATCGTATCATTGATGAGGTATTCGACTTCGATAATCGCGTGATGCCGAAATCAAGAACGAAGCATTCAAAGTTAGAAAGCTTCCGCAAGGGCAAGTACGCCTACTATCGTTTTTACAATGATGGTGATTATCCCCGGACGTTCGCGCGGGACTTGCCACGTTGGCACGGTGGGATTGAGGAAAAACTGGAGGTGTTGATAAACGTGCGTATCAATGACGCTTGGAAGGAATCTATTGCCAATGGATATATAAAGGATTCAGAACAATGGATTGGCTAACTGATTTACTAACTCGCGTTATTGAGCGCCTTGCAAATTGGGCGGAGGATCAGGACAAATGATAGGGATTAAAAATGTCCTTTTGGAAGGCGATGCTTGTGCGCCGGATCGATATGATTTGATCGCGCAAACTGCAACCGTGAAATGGCAAGAGACCATCGGCAATACGGGCTGGCGCATTCTAAGTGGTAACAACGAATATAATTATATAGGCCGTGTCGCTTATCGTTATGAGATTGAAGAGGAGGGACAAGCGTGAAAGTTTTGACCAGGGAACAGCGCGTCGCGATTAAAAAATTGTATGACCGCGACTGGGATAAGCCGGACTCCTATTTGGAATTCCGTCGCACGGTACAACCCGGCTGGGATTGTGTCATGGTTTCATGGTGCGGCATGTGGCTTGGTATTGAAACCGACGGCTACACGCATTCTTAACCGGCGTTGACTCCGCCATGGCCCGCCCTGGGAAACTGGGGCGGGTTTTTTTATTTGCGTTTATGGGATTTATCACATACATTTATTTGAGATTATAAATAGGAGTCATCAAATGCTTAATTGTACCGAAACGAGTCAGGCCAAGAAAACCGCCGGAATCGCTGTCGTATATAGAGCGGGGACCGGCGAAATGTTTGGAACGTGTCCGGACACGTGCGCCTTAAAACCGAAACAAACGGGAACGAAAACGATTGATCGCGATTACGAGCGGGCCGTTCGGCGGGCCGTACCCCGGCGCGGCATATCTTTTCTGTTTACGCATTTTAAACCGGGGACCTGGGCGGAAAAAAACCGCGACGGGTTTTGCGTTTTTAATTATAGCGCAGATAAGATTCGCGACGCCGTCCAATATGTGAAAAAGGGAGTCGCAACCGTCACCGTCGTTCCTGTAAATTTTTGGGATGACAAGAAAAAGAAAACCGGAATAAAAATAAACGGCGCTCAGTTTGTGCGCTGTCCTAACGAAACCAACAGCGACATTGGCTGCGCTAGGTGCGGGAACGGTACTCCATTGTGCGCCCGCCATGACCGCAATTTCGGAGTCATCTTTACGGCGCACGGCGCGGGAAAAAAGAAGGCGGGTGATTTATCCCAGGCTGGCGGGTGTTATGCTGGTAGCGGAAACGTCGCCATCCATTGGCGCAACCTATCCAACAAAGAATCCACTCAGGAGACCGACGGGGAACATATAACCAGATTTGCTGCTGGTTTACCGGCAGGGAAAATCATGCGTCCGCATATCGCCGGAGACCTGGGCCAAGTGAATCGTCCTATGACGCATACCGAATTCAGCGTGTTATCCGATATGGGAATGATTTAAACCGACTCCCCATCCCCGCCGCCGACCATAACGCCCGCCAGGAATAAACCCGGCGGGCGTTTTTTTGGTTTAAGATCCTAACCGCCGATTCTTGTCTTATTTAATTTTGTAGCATTTTCTGGGTTGCGTTTATATGGGTTTACTCCTATATCTAGACGACGGTGATTCTTTCACCGTTTTTGAAACCAGACTATAGGAGTCAACAGTATGTCTAGATTGTTATATAACAGCGACCACGACCAACTAATTACCCGCCAGGAAATGCGCCATATCCCCGTGCCTCCGCCGATGGGGCCGCGCCACCATCCCTATTCGTTCGCGGATTTCGCGGACAATACAGTGTCGGCAATAGAGCGGGCCGGGTATTCTGTAACTGATGAAGAATTCGCCGTGCAAAAGGATGGAATGCGGGTTTTCGGAATATTGAAAGTCTCGAATTCGCCGGACGTTTCCCCGGCGGTCCCTGCCCTTGCCAATTCCGAAAATGTCCCCGCGCTCTACAAACCGAAATGGAATCTTGTCGTGGGGGTTCGCGGATCAAATGACCAGTCGGTTTCGCGGGGACTCGTTATCGGATCCCAGGTGATGGTTTGTTCTAACCTCTGTTTTTCCGGAGACCTGGGAAAATGGAATCGCAAGCAAACGACCAACGTGGAGTCGGACATGCCGCAAATTATCCGGCGGGCCGTCGATCAATTGGATCGGAAAAACGACGAATTAACCGTCAATTTCGATGCGTTCAATGCGGCTAAGGTGGACCGCGATGATGGGGACCGTATCCTGATGGACATCCTGCGCGGCGGCGGGTTCTCAGCATCTCAATTTGAGCGGGCCGTAGAGCACTGGGATAGACTCCCGGCGGACCTGGAAGAGCACTCCGCCAATGGCCGGACTCTTTGGTGGCTGTTTAATGCCTGCACTCACGGCCTGAAACCCACTGGCCGGAATTCCAACCATAACGACAAGGCGCACCAGTCTGCGATTATTTACAACAAACTGGTGGCCGCCGTTTCGGCTCGCCCGCGCTTGTTGAACTAGCACCTAGCGCATCCCCTACCGGCCCGCCAGGGATCGATCCCTGGCGGGCCTTTTCTTTGCCCAGGCCCTGGCGCGATTTTTAGTGAATCCCGGCCTCAGCGCCCAGGCCCTTGAACCCTGAAACCTACGGCCCGATCCCTGGCCCCTGGCCCCAGGCCCGCCGATCCCAGGTCCGCCTCGATCCCCTGGCGCTCGATCCCCTGGCGCTCGATCCCCTGGCGCTCGATGCCCAGGCCCGTCCGCCTCGATGCCCAGGCGCTCGATGCCCAGGCCCATCCGCCGTCGCGCCGATCCGCCCGCCGTCGCGCCGATCCGCCCGCCGGCCATCGATCCCGGCCCCTGGCCCATGGTCCCCGGCCAAGGGTCCTCAAGACCGAATCCGCCAACAGAATCAACGGCTTGCGCTTCGCGGCCCGCGATTCGGCCCCGCGCCTCGCCGGGCGCTAGCTCTGGCCTTGTTTCGCAAAAATAATACAGTGAAAAAACATATCGCTTAACGGAGGTCGAATTTGCTAATAATTGAGCCTGTTAAACAATGTTTCACGTGAAACAATTTTAGGATCCCCATGCTCAGAACAGAGACACCAGAAGTCGAAGAACGACGCATGAAGTTACAACTTCGTCTCGCACAAATGGACGAGGTAGACGGATGTCAGGAGGACTTCCTTCGATACGTTAGAAACGTCTGGCCTGAGTTTATTGCAGGCGCTCATCACAAGATGATTGCAAAAAAGTTCGAGGACATTGCTACGGGAAAAAACAAACGTCTCATCATCAACATGCCTCCTCGACATACGAAGTCGGAGTTCGCGAGTTATCTCTTTCCCTCTTGGATCATTGGCCGTGCTCCAAAGACCAAGATCATTCAAACGACTCACACAGCGGAACTTGCAGTCAACTTTGGAAGGAAGGTCCGTAACCTAATCAACTCGACGGAGTATCAAAATATTTTTGACGGTGTTTCGTTGCAGGCGGACAGTAAGGCCGCAGGCCGATGGTCCACGAACCATGGAGGGGAGTACTTCGCTGCTGGTGTTGGGGGCGCGATTACCGGACGCGGTGCCGATCTTTTAATTATTGACGATCCGCATTCGGAGCAGGACGCGCTTTCAGAGACGGCGATGGAAC